AAGTGCCTACCAACCCTTATCGGGTCGGTAAACCCCCACCTGCTAACGTAGCAGGAACGAGGTTAACGTCCATCGAGACGTGTGGTTTATACTAGCAGTTTTTTACTCCCGTAGTATTGGTTACAAACCAGTGTGAAAGGAGCGGAAAATCCACCATGGCTTGCCATTGGCGAACCATGCGAGTTTCCCGGCTAGGTGTATGTATATCGGCGTTGGGAAGATTAGGGTCCTGTTGGGTCCTAATCCCGAACCAACGCACGAGTCCGTACAAGCCATCGAGAGCACTAAGGCGTATAATCGGCTTAGATTTCACGATCCTCACTTCCCATCGCTGGTAATCTTGATTCCAGCGTTGCTTTGTCGGTAGCGCATGACGCGCCATGCCGGCAATAGCATTCCGTGTAGCGACCCAGTTCTTCTGGTCCAATTTCTTGAACCATTGTTCTAAGGTTGCTGAATCTACTTTAGACGGGTGTACCTTGATATAAAGAGGTGTGATATCCAATGGATACCATTTCTCTTCATTTAGTGTGCGTATTGAGTTGAATAATTCAACTCCGCACGATTCTCGGTAACAACCGCTGCAACAAGATTTTCCTTCGTTAACAACGAGACCGCTCCGTTTAAGGAGGCTCTTGAAGTATAACGCCTTGTCTGAAGGGACGATAGCATCGTCCCCCCATATATGACAAGGGTCTTTCTCGCATGCGTAAAGGGCTAAGCCCAGTACTATTGCGTTCAAGACCGGAAAGCAGACTCCACTTCCCATAGGTGCGAAAGTCCGTAAAGGAACTAACTCACCATCGGGGAAGCGAGCAAAAGTAGATCGAACTCCGAAGAGGAATTCCTTCCACTGAGGGAGAAGAAGGCTGACAAGCCTACGAGAAACATGGTCACTTGCGTCACTTAAATCAATAGTGGCGTAGTTGACGTAGTATGGAATACCCGAACGTGTATAGCGCTTAAGTCTATCAAACATAAGCGCGTTATGCTCCGCCTGATCGATGAGATTAGTATAACGACGGAAATGCTTACGCATCTCCTTAGTTAATGCTGATCCAACGCTCATTTGTGAGTACATGTTCCCAGCAGGTTCACTTGATACGAACCTGTTGGTTTTGATCGACTTTGGGACTTCACCCACTCTCGTTACACCGTAACGGTGAATAAGAGGGGCTCGTTCAAAAGTCGGACCAAATTTGGTATCCAAGAGTCGCAAGTTATATACAGTAAAAGGTACGGAGTAAGGGAGAGAGATCTCCCAGCTCCACCTATTATGTATACTTGCGCGCTCACTCGTAGTTCCGGGCCCGAATTTCCCGGGTGGCAATTCCGACCACGAAGAAGGAGGGCGTAGTACACTAAGTACTCGCCTTATACCCTCGATTTCCGTAGTATCGAGCGTAATTGCGCCCGGTCGGCGGAAACGGTCTTTAACCGTCTCCCAATCCGTGTCTCTGCGCGGTGTACCTTTGTACTTGTAAACCAGCCGTATTACGGCGTGGAGCTGCTCTACCATAATTGGTGAAGCAACAAGCACAAGATTACCGTATTTATGCGCCACAACTCCGTACTCGATGTACTGAGGTGGGATATAGCATGAATACTCCGCTGTTACATAGTTTAGGCATAGCAAAGACTGCCATGCGTCAACTCGTAGCAGATAATCCTCATTAGCTGGATCATAGTATTTAACTACGAACCCTGCTAATGCAGAAGGGATACCGTTGCGGATGAGATCCGCGGTGATACACTTTCGCAGGGCCTTAAATATTAAGGTCTCCTGCTCTAAATTGTATTGCTTCATGGTTGTAACTCCATAAAGGTTTTACAATCCTAAGGGATACACGTCCCTCGCGTTTTCCGGACTATTGTCCAACAAAGAGCATGTTGGCAATGGATTCAGGGAAATTAGTAGTGTCGGTACAACCCGAGACTACAGTACCTGAAGCGCCATATGCTTTACATGCGCCAAGGACGGATGCCATTTCTGAGCATAAGTCTTTGACCATCCCCGTCGTGAACGTGCCGTTCTTCGGTATAGAAACCGTCGTAGCGACCGAACCCGTATAGGGAAGCTTTGTTGCAGGATCTGTAACGTTCCTGCGGATGCTGACGGAGTATCGCTGATTACCCTGTGCGTTGGGTCCTTTCAACGAAAGTGACTGAGTCAATAGCAATGGATCGGAAAGACTACCAACGGTAGTTTCCACCATCTCTATTTTCTCAACACCAGTTGAGCGGACGACGTACGAGTGATTAGCGGTAGAGCCAGCGGCATATAATACCAAGGACATAAAGACCTCTTTTATAAGGTTAATAGATTTGAACTCACATGGCGCGTAAAAGAGCCATTTCGAGGAGAGTCCGTTTCCTTGTAGAAGATAAACGAGGGTTCCAAAAACCTCCTTTATCCCAGAATCCCGAGCTATCGGACATATCTATTGAGTTGCGGTAGAAAAGTGACGACTGGTAGCGGCAAACGCCGAACTTTAGTCGCTCAACTGCCATGTATGTTGGGTAAGGACGAAGTTTACCACTATTTTCGATAGTGATATACTGGTCAAAAGCCCGTGACGTAGCCCATACTTGGGCTATATCGCATACTTTCCCGTATAGACCATCTTGCGATGAATCTAGATGGGATACTCGCTCAATAAGATCACCGACTCTAAAAAAGTAATCGCAAACGAAACTGAAAGGGATTTTATCCCAGACAGATTCAAGGGGAGTAGTGATACCTAATGCCTGGGCGATCCATCTTACCGGATCAGCTTTGGCGATATCGTACTCTAACCTTAAAACGGCATACACCTTCGAGGTGACGCCGACTTCGCGATTAAAGCCCCATTCAAGGAAGGGCCAACTGTAATTTGACCAAACAGGTTTGTAGCCTGTTGTGCCAGTTTCAGTTATTTTACTCGTAGTCGCTTGCGCGGTTAGAGTAGTCCATCCTTGATTTCGCATATGCGCTTGTTCCCAAGCGCGTTGACAGCGTTCATATACAGTTAGTATTTGGCGCGTGTCTGCGATAGTGGTCTGTATGACGAACCGATTGATTAGATCGGCGCGCATAGCATCAGTAACCACCATTGTAAATGGTCGTTTCCGATAGGCTCTGCCTCGTTTAGCAGCCCACTTTCCAATGCGATTTAACACACTGGAGGCTTTCAAGAACGGCCCTAACCAAGGTATTAGGTCAAGAGCATATGAATAGCCCATGACCCTATCTTGGCAATTAAGGTCGAACTTGTCTTGTAATAGAGCAACTGCAGTATTAGTAACATGATTGTTCACGCCTGAAATTTGTTCAGGAATTAACACCTTCTTATCATTTATGGGACTGAATTGTTCAGTCGCATTACGATAACCGGTTCGTGTATCAAGTACTTGCATTGTAGCAGCTGTACCACCAAGAACATTAGTTTTAATATGTGAGCACCGTTTCCAATTGGAATGGAAGTCCACATATTTCGGCCCATCAGCGTATTCGATACGTTCACTAACTGACTGAGTAAATCGGTTAGTATTCGTACGATACCACTGCTGGTCCCACTTGTCGAAAATGTCTTCGACCCTAATAATAGGGTTAGAAGCATTACGGCTCTTGGTGATCATTGGATTATCTTGCGGACTAAACCGCTGATATTGGGGGGTTGGAATGATTTATTCTTTTCATCCCAATCTACAGTAGTTACTTTCTGATTTACTTTATAGCCAGAAACACGAAGTACATTTTTAATGTGCTTATTGTTTGTAAGCTGATTAAGTAACTCATGACCTACCATATCTGACATATCGACGTTGCTTTGCAACCGCTCGAACTGCAGGACGATAGTTAAGTCTTTACTGTAATAACGAATCACTTTATTTTGTGCCATGTAAGATATCCTTTAGACGGATATCACCGGTAATATTCGGATATTGTTTACAGACAGCGTTCCAGCCACGCATAATGCGCGGTAGTGATGCAGCTGTACCAATAGCCATATACCGAGGCCCATCTAATGAGATTCTGATTGTGATAGAGAACATAATATTCCTCTAGGATTCAGGGAACCCCACGGAGCATCCGAAGATAGGAAGTCCCATTAGGTAATCCTGGGTTCTATGGATGCATGCTCCTCGCCCAGGC